TCGCCTGCCGCAGTCGGCGCAGTTTCAGGTTTACTCGCCACAGAAGCCGCAACGCCTGAAGGTCAGTTGAATCCGTTACTCGCTGTACCGGCGGAGATTGGATCGGCGTTGAATGAAGCTGTCGTTGGTACGCTAGACTTTATTGGCCCAGATACGGTGAACGCTATTTCTGAATTACTAGGAACAGAGTATCGGATGCCCCGACTGTCTGACCAAGAACTTGTTAGGTTGTATACTCAAGGCGGGTATATGGATGAAGGGTACGGACGAGATGCGATCCGCACCGCAACTGGATTACTTTCACCGCTTTAAGGTAAAGATATGGACCAATACAAAGACGACGACATGAACGGCTCACCAATCGACCAAGCGATGAACTCGCTGTCGGAGATGGGTATTGAGATCGATAAGCCAAACGAGATGAGCGATGATGAGTTCAACGGCATCATTACATCTGAAGTGCACGACGCGATCGACTACATCGACAATACGATCTCGCAAGAGCGCAATGCCGCCTCCCAGTATTACCGTGGCGAACCGTTCGGCGATGAAGAGGAAGGTCGTTCATCCGTTGTCTCGATGGACGTACGCGATACCGTACAGTCGATTCTTCCTTCATTGATGAAAGTGTTCACGTCCGGTGAGAAGGTTGTGGAGTTCGTACCACACGGAGCCGAGGACGTTGCTCAAGCCGAGCAAGCGACTGACTACATCAATCATGTATTCATGCAACAAAACCGTGGTTTCAGCATCCTATACGACGCGTTCAAGGATGCGTTGGTACGCAAGGCGGGAATCATCAAGTTCTACTACGATGAATCCGTTGAAGTGTCGACAGAGAACTACACCGACCTAACACGCGAATCCATGATGATGTTGCTTCAGGATGAAGACGTTGAGGCGTCTGCTGTGAAGGAAACGCCGATCGGTGAGCCAATCATGGTTCAACCGCCGGTCATGGATGAGATGGGCAACGTCATCCAAGAAGCGGTGATGGATCAGCCAATGTCATACGACCTTGAGCTAAAGCGCCGCACCAAGAACGGAAAGATCAAGTGCGAGGCGTTACCCCCAGAAGAATTCCTGATCGATCGCCGTGCAAAGTCAATCCACGATGCAACGATCGTCGCTCACCGGAAGATGGCTACCGTCTCGGAGCTAGTCGCGATGGGCTACGACTTCGACATGGTGAAGGACCACGCAGGCGAGGACTTCCAGTTCGACACCAACAGCGAATACTACAACCGTAACCCCGTTGCGACGCTGAAGAACTACATTGCCAAAGACGATGCGAACAAGCGCGTTCTGTACATCGAAGCCTATGTGAAAGCGGATTACGACGGTGACGGCATTGCGGAACTGCGTAAGGTGTGCTGTATGGGCGACGCTCACGAGATTGTGCGCCATGAGCCATACGACCACATTCCGTTTGCGGCGTTTTGCCCAGACCCAGAGCCACACACGTTCTTTGGTCAGTCGTTAGCCGACATCACGATGGATATCCAGAACATCAAGTCGCATATCCTTCGCAACCAGTTAGACTCACTGGCGCAGTCGATTCACCCACGCATGGCCGTTGTTGAAGGTCAGGCGAACTTGGAAGACGTGCTGAACTCTGAAGTAGGCGGAATTATCCGTATGCGAGCGCCGAACATGGTGCAGTCGTTCTCTCAGCCGTTCGTCGGACAACAAGCGTTCCCGATGATGGCGTACATGGATGAAGTTAAGCAATCGCGTACCGGCATCAACCGTGCGGCGGCAGGCTTAGACGCTGATGCTCTTCAGTCAACAACCAAGACAGCGGTTGCGGCGACTGTCACGGCGGCACGTCAGCACCTAGAGTTGATTGCTCGCATCTTCGCAGAAACCGGTATGACTGATCTGTTCAAAGGATTACTGAAGTTGACGATCTTGCATCAGGATCAACCGGAGATGGTTCGTTTGCGGAATGAGTTCGTTCAAGTCGACCCACGCGCATGGCAAGCAGGTTTCGACGTAACAGTGAACGTCGCGCTTGGCGGAGTGGACGATGAGCAGAAAATGATGCTTCTTGAGTCGATTGCTCAGCGTCAGGAAAACGTGATCTCGCAGTTCGGATTAGATAATCCACTTGTCACCTTATCTCAGTACAGAAATACTGTCGGCAAGATTATCGAAACGGCGGGTATTAAGGATGTCGATAATTACTTCCTTGATCCGAATGGTCCGCAGGCTCAGCAGATTATGGCGCAGGCGTCCCAGAAGCCGAAGAAGCCAAGACCTGAAGAGATTCTCGCGCAGGCTGAGATTGCGAAGACACAAGCCGAAACGCAAGCACGGATTGCGGCGATGAACTTGGATCGCGAGAAGATGTTCATGGAAGATGAACGCAAGCGCGATGAACTGGATGCGAAGATTTCGATGGATGCGTTGGAGCTTCAGGCGAAGTACGGAACTCAGATCGACGTGGCGCAACTCAAAGCTGAGATCGAGCGCGAGAAGATGACGATCCGTGAACGCGGAGCCACATTAAGACAGATGATGAATAACGCACCACGAGGTGACTAATGATCTTTACAAGACGGGACGTTGAGCTTGGAGAGAAGGCTCGATCCGTCGTCGAGAACGAGACATACAAGGACGCACTTGTTACTGTTCGTAACAGGTACGTCGAGTCTCTTATCAACACGGCGGAGGATGAATCGACCAAACGCGAAAAGGCGTATATGGCGATCAGGATGCTAGAAGAGGTGGAAGCACAGCTTGTTAGCGTTATGGACAAGGGAAAGTTGGCAAAACAATACCTTGACAAACTAAACCGTAGATAAGGGATAATGTAACCATGAGTGACACCCAAGAAACTGGATCACTATCAGTCAAACAAGCCGCTAACGTATTTGGCGGGCTAATGGAAGCGAACGCTCAACCGGAAGCCGTTGAACAGGAAGTGGTAGAAGAGTCCGAAGCAAATGCAGAGGACGTTGAGGTAGAGGACACGTCGACCGAGGAATTTAGCGAGGACTCGGAATATGACCCCGAAACCAGTCAGGAAGAAACGGACGAAGCGAACGAAGAAGAGAGCGCCCAGACTTACACCGTCAGAGTAGATGGTGAAGAAGTCCAAGTGTCGATCGATGAATTGTTGAGCGGGTATTCGCGGACTCAGGACTATACGCGTAAAACGATGGCACTAGCGGATCAGCGCAAGTCACTGGAAACAGAGCTTGAACAGATCCGGAGCGAACGCGCACAGCTAACGCAGGTTCTTGAGCAAATTGATGTTCAGGACCAAGAGCAAGAGCCAAACTGGGATGCGCTATATCAGCAAGACCCACAGCAATGGCTCATTCAGCGTGAAGTGTGGCGCGAAAGGCAAGAGCGTAAACGCGCACTTGTCGAGGAGAAACAGCGGTTGCTCCAAGCGCAGGAAGCGGACAAACAGCGAATCGTCGCACAGTTTGTTGAGCAAGAACGAGGCAGATTAGCCGAGGTTCTCCCTCAGTGGCGTGATGAGAAAGTAGCGAAGGCAGAGAAGGCGAAAGTGGCCGACTATGCCAAGAAGATCGGATTCACCGATCAGGAGATCGCTCAGTTCTACGATCACCGCGCTGTGACAACGCTCTATAAGGCGATGAAGTTCGATGAGCTTCAAAGCGGTAAACCAAAGGCTAAGAAGCAGGCGACGCCTGTTGCGAAAGCCGGAGCCGCGACAACAACGCCTAAAGGTCGAGATGCCTATCGTAAATCGCAACAACGACTCGCAAAGACAGGCAAGGTCGCAGACGCGGCTAATGCATTTAAACATTTGCTAGGTTAGGAGATTTAACTCATGGCAACTTTTACTACCTATGACGCGGTTGGTATCCGCGAAGAACTGGCTGATGTTATCTACAACATCTCACCAGAAGAAACTCCGTTCATTTCTAACGTTGGACGTAAGTCTGTTGCGAACACATTGTTTGAGTTCCAGACAGATTCATTGGCTTCAGTCGATACAACTAACGCTGTAATCGAAGGTGCTAGCGCATCTGCATCTGACGCTTCTGCAACTGCAACTAAGCGGATGCAGAACTACACACAGATCAGCCGCAAGGTTATCTCTGTCAGTGGTACAGAAGAAGTGGTCAACAAGGCAGGACGCAATTCAGAGCTTTCCTACCTTTTGGCAAAAGCAAGCTCCGAGCTAAAGCGCGACATGGAAGCGATTCTGACTCGCAACCAAGCCGCTGTTGCAGGCGATGCGTCAACTGCGCGTAAGACTGCATCTTTGGAAGCGTGGCTCCGCACTAACACTAGCCGTGGTTCAGGCGGTACAACTGACGGTGCAAACCCAACGTTGTCTGCTACAACTTCTGGTTACCCAAATGCGGCGGCGACAGATGCTTCTAACGACGCACTTCGCGCGTTTACTGAGACACTATTGAAAAGTGTTGTTCAGTCCGTGTGGACCGAAGGAGGAGATCCATCGATCCTGATGGTAGGCCCAACTCAGAAGCAGAAGGCATCAACCTTCGCAGGTATCGCGGCACAGCGTTACATGGCTCCAAACGACGGCCCAACAACAATCATCGGCGCGGCTGATGTGTATGTGTCTGACTTTGGTTCGATTCAGGTTGTACCTAACCGGTTCCAACGTGATCGTTCTGCGTTCGTTCTCGATCCTGAGTACGCGTCAGTGAACTACCTCCGTGATTTCGAGGTTGTTGACTTGGCCCGTGTCGGTGACTCTGAGCAAAAATTGCTCCAGTGCGAGTACGGCTTGGAAATCAGCAACGAAGCCGCTCACGGTGTGATTGCAGATATCGACGTTACTGCCTAAGTAGCGTAACCACGGAAGGGGCTTCGGCCCCTTCTTTTTATCTAAAGGTGTTGCATGGGAAACAAAAAAGTATTCAGCCATGATCCGATGACTGGGATCACTAAGTATTGGCACGATAATCAGGATGGCACGGTAACGATCGAAAGCGATCAGGATGTTAGTGAGATCATGAAAGCAAACCAAGCGAATCGCAGTTCTTTCGAGAAGGGCGACAAGTGGGGAGAGATGAGTCGTGTCGCTTCGATTCCTTTGACTGTATACTATGACCTGAAGCAGAAAGGTATTCTGGATGACCAAGCCGCAATGAAGAAGTGGCTTAATGATCCAGACAACGAATTGTTCAGGACTCGCAAAGGTAAAGTCTAATGGCGATTACGAACTACGGTGAACTGAAGAGCGCGGTTGGCGACTTCCTAAACCGTTCAGATTTAACATCGGTGATCCCAACGTTCATCGATTTCGCGGAAGCAGAGTTCAACCGAGTTCTTCGCATCCGCCAAATGATTGCCCGCGCAGAAGCCGTGATAGACTCTCGCTTCAGTGCTGTACCGGCTGACTTCCTAGAAGCAAAGGACTTGGCGATTGTTACGGGAAATCCGGTGACGCCATTGCAGTTCATAACTCAGCAGGAAACGGCGCAACTTAGAAACACAACCATCACGAGCGCGGGCAAGCCTACTTACTTCACTGTGGTTGGCGATCAGTTTGAGTTCTTACCGACTCCTGATGGCGAGTACAGTTTAGAGATGACGTACTACGCAAACATCACTCCGCTTTCCGGTGATTCAGACACCAACTGGTTGCTGACAGATTATCCAGATCTTTACCTGTATACTTCGCTTATGCACTCCGCTCCTTATTTGAAAGACGACGAGCGGATCATGGTATGGGCGAATCTTGCGAAGAAGGCGAAGGAAGAGTTGGTTGAGTCAGACTTCTCGGCGTCTTATGCAGGATCAACACCAAGAATCAGAGTTAGGAGCTTTGGATAATGAGTTTTTCAAACTATTTAGAAACAGAATTGTTGGATCATGTGTTCGCGAACAATGCGTACACGTCTCCATCGGCTGTATATGTCGGACTGTTCACATCAAACCCAGACGAAGACGGTTCTGGAACTGAAGTGTCTGGCGGATCGTATGCTCG